GTTATGCAGTCGAACACTTGTTCGAAAAAACCCTACCCTCCCAATTTACCGGCAGGGGGGTCTAGGCGGCCTAAACGCTTGAGACCGGGAAACTCTTCTGGGTCAAGCTCTGACACATCTCTTCCAGATTTTCTATTGTTGCATGATCGGTGTGCACCAGCTAGGGGGGAAGCATCTAAGAGAGAAGGATACAAGTGGTCTGCCTCTATGGGGTCACTTGGGGTAGCGGCACTTCCACATAAATAACAATGCGTGGCGGTGGCTCTTATCTGTCTAGCTTGTGACTGATACCTAGCAGAGTAGAGCTTTGCCTTCTTCATTCGGCGAGCTAATGCCCCCGGCCTAGTGGCTCTGTTTGCTAAGTATTCTTTGTGATGTTTCTCGCATCGGGATTCGCCTTGGGTGAGGGCACCACACTCTAGGCATGGCTTTGGAAATCTACCAGTCATTTATGTGGCACCCCCCTACCCATTGGCTTTTTTCTTTCGGAAATTTAGTGAATCGAGATGAGCCGCTCGGCCTCAAGTTTTGAGAAGCACTCGCCGCAAATCTTTATCATCTCTTCTGAGTGGATGGTCTCGCATACTGGGCACATAGCTTCTCTCTTTCTCTATAACTTGAACACGGTGCCTGAATAATCTACACCCTGCTCGAGATAGAAGATTGCGAGCCCGGGCACCGAATCCTCACCGGTAGTGAGTCTCCACCAGCCAGAACCGTTGTCTAGTGTGGGTGCCATGATCATGTACCGAGATGTGCCTCGGTGTGTCGAGCCGAGCTCTGTAATGCGTAGATGGTGCCAGTGACCGTGGCAAAGCACCGTACTATCCTTCACGGCCTTTGAGCCGAACTGCATCCCTCTCCACCATGTTGCCATCTGGTCTGGCCGGCGAGCTTGGTGGCCATGAACTATCCCGAGGATGTGGAACTGGTCACCGAATACATCGATGGCTAGTGACTCATCGTGTGGCTCTGGTTCCAAGAAGCGGATGTTCATCTTCTTCTCTCCGGCCAATCGAGCCAACTGCCGGCCAATGAATACTCCCCAGTCATCGGTGGGCTTGCCAACCGTTTGCTTATTGAGTCGGAACTGGCAGTGATTGGAGCCGACCGAAGCGTATGTGATGTTGGGTACCAGTTCATACATCTTGCACATTGTCTCCCAAGCCAGAGTGGTGGCTACATCTACCTGCTCCATAAGACTGAGGTCATTGGTGTAAGCCTGTTGGCTCTGGTTGGCATTCTGGAAGTTCTCGACCGTATCTCCGAGGTCACACATAATGATGCGGTCTGGCTTTTGTTGCTTTATGTGCCGCATGAGTCGATCCTGCATAGTTGCCACTCTTTCGAGCAGAGCTTCGTGGCCTCCCCGGTAATCGACCTTGCCGACCTGCAAATCTGACCAGAGCACCACTAGGGCTTTACTCTCAATCTTAGGTAGAGGCTTAGGCTTTATCTTCTTCTTTGCCTCTCGCATAAGCAGTGGCAGATTTACATTTGCAATCTTCTTCCGGAAACGGAACCGATAGGCCGTGAGCCATTCGCCATCGTATCTCTGCCATCGAGAGATGCGTGGTTCACCCACTACCTCAATCTCTGCCGGGTCGAAGCCGGCATCGGCTAGGTACTGATCGAAGTCCGGTGACTCGAGGGCCGGTGTTTGGGCCGTACCCTCAGAGCCATCGAACTCAATCCCGGGCTTTATGTGTGGTGGCAAGTCCACCTTCGGTGCCGGTTGCAAATTCTCCAGTGTCATTCGCTCAAGCCTAGCAACTGCATTCGCCGTGGCGATGCTTGCTAATTGCCTTATCGTTTAACTTGATACCCCGAAGATTGAGAGCGTGGTGCAATCCGTATGGGCTCCACTTCTTTGGGTCATCGAGAGCATCTTGCAGAATCTTCCGGTCTGCTTCCTCGAGCCCCTTGAGCACATTATCCACATTGCAGGGATACTCTCTGCGGTTTGGTTCCAATCCTTCTAGTAGCAACTTAGTCTCCAATCGTGATGTCGTTTTCTTCTCTTAGTAGCTCTTGTACAAGGCAGTGTAGGTGAAAATCATTTACTCTGCCTTGGTCTGCCATTCGCCTCAAGAACTTGCCCAAGTTTTCTCGGACTGCCTCGAAGTCGGAGCTCCACTCAAGGTTCGGATCGAGCAAGAGCCCGGCGGCTTGGTAGTAGTCGTTTATGTCTCTCTGGCTGATTACCGATTGAGTCTTAGGCATTTCTCTTCTCCCGGAAGATTCGCTTCTCGAGCTCTTCGATTTTGTTTAGCCGGAAGCCCGACCAACTCATGTCATCAGCAATGATTACCGGTGCGGCGGTGTATCCCAGTGATCGGATTTGGTCTGCGAGCTCCGGATGCTGTTCGAGGTTTAGGGTGTCAAAGACAATACCTTTCCGCTCAAACATCTTGGCAGTTTGCCGGCAAGCAACACATCCCGGCGTGGTGTACAAGGTGACCTTCATTCTTCTTCCTGTTCTTTGATAGTGATGTTGTTTTGTACTACACCGAGTGCATAGTCGTATCCAAGAGCAAGTGTCGGATTCTTGAATGCTCTTAGATGCTTCTTCTCTAGTCGATCGACCATGGCCGACTTCTCGAGGCTCTGACCGTAGATGCGGCCATTCTCGTATCCCTCTTGGTAGCTTTCCCGGATGACTCTTCTAAAGAAGATGCCGGCCAGCCACCACTGGATGTTTGTTAGTGCGTTTCTCATTTCCCCTTCTTACTGTTCGATTAGATTGGTAAAGATTGGCCAAGCCCAAGCCAAGAAGTGGCGGTGAGCTTCGAGCACTAGCAATGTAGTGCCGGTGATTACGATTGCGGCATAGCCGATGATTTGCTTAGTCATTACCACTCCCTCTTTGAGCCAAGTGCTTTGGCCGCTTTCATTAGTTGTCCGATGTAGCGAACTTGCTCATCGCTTGGGGTTCGCTCTCCGATGATTTCAATCATTAGGTCAATCTCATCCTCGAGCTCTTTGACATTTAGAAGATTGATTTGCTTGAATCGGCTCATGCTTCGATCCTGTCCATGATGCGTGGCAATACTGCCTGCCTGACTTGGGCCAAAGTGTACTCTGGGTGCTTTTGGTGAATGATGCGTACTTGAGCATCGACTGCTTGCTTGAGCCTAAGCTTCCGCTTCTCTTCCCAAACAAACTCGAGAATCTCACGAATCTCATCGTGCTCTTTGCCTTCGGTATCTGATAGCCAAAGTTCGAGAGCTCCGGTGAGGTGGTGGTACCAGTTGTCATCACTGATTAGTTTGTTCTTCATTTGTCTCCCCTTCCGGGTGAGGGCCCTTAGGCCCCCACCTTCTCTCTAATTGACTTTAGAATCTCTGCACCTTCAGGGGTAATGATTAGCCCTGTATCTGCTGGTGAGTCGTTCCAAGGCTCTGCTGGGTGAAAAATTGTGCGAAAAATACCCTTTTGAATAAGGCTTGAAATAACTCCACCCATGGCCTGCTCACTGATCTCTAGCAGTCGAGAGCCCTCGTAGGTCAAAGTTGAGCTCCAAGTGTTGCTATCTTCTTCGATGCCATCATCAAAAAAGCTAAACTCTCTTGACTCAATGCCTTCTAGGATTTTGATTTCGTTAGCGGTTAGCTTTTCCATTTGGTTTCCCTCCGTTTGGTTGTAATACCATCATAAGGGATTCGCAAGACAATTTGCAAGCTAATTTGCAAGGTGTGTTGCTCTGTTACAAAACTGTTATCTTTAGCTCCGCACCGGGCATTCGCTCATCGGCGTAGCGTTTCTCGGCATAAATCTCGACTAGCTGAGAGTCATCTCGGAAGATGGTGCCGGTCAGGGCATCGCCGACTCCCCTAATTAGTTTGTCGGTGTCCGGTGGCACGGTGGGCTTATCTCTCTTCACGGTCTTAGGCCGTGGCATAAAGAAGATTACATCGAGCCTCAAGGCACCCTCTAAGAGCTCTCCGGTGTAAGCGAGTGCCGCTTGGTCTTTGACCTCTTGCCTCCAGATTTTCAGCTTGGCTGATTGAGCTTCGACCAGTCTGCCCCGGTAAACATTCTTCGATCCCTGAGGTGTGGGTATCCCAAAGACCTCGAAGGCTATCTCTTCTGCCATGCGATGACACTAGCGATGAGGTGAAGTGTGGCCCAGAAGTATCCGATGACTGCAAGCGGCAATGGTGCGTGGCCGGCTAAGAGGACAATTAGTGTGGCGGTGATTAGTGCTAACGGTGCGGCCCAGCTCATTGGTGCCCCCATCCTGTTCCGATAAATTTGACTGTGGTAAATTGTGGTACCCGATTCATCTTCTCTTCGCAAACCGGGCACAAGATTTGTGGCTCCGCATCGATGGAGTGGGCCTCAATCATCTCGAGACCGCACTCACACCGATACAGATAAGTGGGCACTAGAAGGGTGCCGCATTCGGGTCGAGGATGTCCATAACATCCTTCACGGCATCACGCTTCGGTAGTACCTCGTATTCGACCGGATCGACCTGCAACTTGGTTCCGGGGTCTCCATCCTTCTTGAGATAACCGACTGGCTTTCCGTATCCGGAGACTGTAACCCTTGAGCCTTCTTCGGCCGTGATTAGCTCTCCAAACTCTGAAGCCTTGTCTTTGCGGATAATCATGTCGATGTTGGTGTAGCTGGCCGTGCTCCAGTCACCATCCTCGGTCTTGTAACGGTGAGCGTGTGAGCATCGGATTACATACCCGAAGTCCAGCTCTTTGACCTCATTTATGAAGCCAGTGAATTTGATTTCGATTGCCATTTATTCCTCCTCATTTATTGGGACAATGTGGCCACTGTTTACGCAATCTGCGTGGCCGCATAGTCTTACCCCCGGCTTCACGATCTGGCCGGTCTCGGTGACCGGTGTAACCATGTCGTAGCCGAAGTTACCTTGCCATGGAATGCAATCGCCGACTGTCGAGCTTCTCCGGGTACGGCAAGATGGGCACCATTTAGCCCTCTTTCGGTTGCCGGGCTCCCACATGATGCCGCAACGCTCGCACATCGATAATTCCACTGTTTCACGCTATCAGCCTCCATGACTAAACCTTTACTTGAACCTTAGTGTTTACTAAAGCCATCTCTAGCTTCTCAGACACCTCTGACATCTAAGAATCGATTCCCCATGCTCACACTTGGGAACCGGTGTTGCACTCTTTGCAAGCTTTTCTTGCTCTCTCAAAAACTCTTGAGTTCTCTCTCGCTCGATCTTGCTCTTCTCCGCATAAGGCGAACCGGGTGCCTCATACTCATCGAGATACCGCTCACCATTCAGCCAAGTGGCCGCATAAGCGAAGATAATTTGATTCTTTGAATTGTGATGCTTGTACCGGGTGAGAGCTTCCATAAGTTTCTCGTGTGAGATTTTCCTAATTGCTTTTTGGTATGCCCTCTTAGCTTGAGCCTTTGACTCTGACCTTGGGTACTGACCCCAGAAGCTTTCGAAGTCCCCTTCTTCTTTTGTGTTCTTAAATTGTTCTTCTTTAATAATGTTCTTCTTAGGGGTCGGATTATCCGATGGCGGAAAACCCGACAACGGTAAATCCGCAGGGTCATTTGTAGTCCATGTGCTCTCACCGAACCGGCCGCCTTCATTTACCTGAGACCGAGTGAGATACCCGAGCTCTTCTAGTTCTTGGATTGCCGACCGAATGGCATCCTTGCCCTCACGATTCTGGTCTGCCAGAGATGCGATGCTCAAGCTCCAGCCCTGAGTGTGGCTCATAAGCAAAGCCAAGATCCCTCGAGCCTTGAAACTAAGCCGGGTGTCCCGAAGCCATTGGTTTGGTATTTGTGTGAAATGATCATCGAAATGATGATGCCCTCTTATTAGCGGCATTTAGAATGATTCCCCTTCATCCATGAAATAACTCTGGCCCCTATCATCCAGAAGCCACTCGGTAAAGTCAAATCTGACAAGTCGAATGTGAAGTGGCGAGTCGCTCTTCTTTATCTTCAGCCCCCGGTCTCGAGCTAGTCGAGCGGCCGGCAGGTCTGACTCCATTAGGAAATTGAACCGGTTGCAAATAAGAATGCAGTTGGATGGCCGGTCGAGAAACTTAGAGCCACCCATGCCTCGATTAGCACGGTGATGAATTACAAGGTCATCGGTAGTGCCGCAATGCCAACACCGGCCGGCATCTCTATGCCATACAAGGTCTCGTAGTTTCTTATTCAAAGTCGAGCCTCGAGCTCGGTGAGCTTGGCCATGGTCTGAGTGGCCATGATTGCCTGCTCAACGCTCTTTATCTTGGCCTTGACACGATTTACCTCGGCCTTGGCTACATCTCTCTCAAAACGAATCTCAGAGGCTTCTAGCCGTGCAAGAGCCGTACGCTCTGCCACTGATCCTGAAGCACGAACGAATGCTTTGTTTTCGGTGAGGTCGAGTTTGTTCTCTAGCTCGGCGAGTTTGACCTCGGCATCGTAGAGAGCGTTATTCCCCTTCTCCGAGAGACTGACTAGCCTCTGAAGTTCTTCCACTAGTGATGAGATTGACAATGGCTACTGTCCTATCCAATAGCTCTGCTCTCCAGAATGCCGCCTCATTTACCTGCCCCCTTGCTAGGGCTACTTGGTACGCTTCGGCTATCTCTCTTCGGCTCGCTAATAGCACCTCGCTCATCGGCAAGCCTCCTAATCTCATCGAGCTCTTCTTTAGTGGCACCGGAAACATTTGCCTTTGCATAGAGCTTCCGGAGCTCTGCCACACTCCCAAGTGTACTTGCTTGTGCCACCCAGTTTGAACCGCTCTCGGCTCTTTGAACCTTCTCCATCTCTTCCCGGGATGGCTTCTTGCCCTTAGGTGAAAGTTCCCCTCCGAGCTGACTTATGGCCCTGCCCAAAGCGGAAGTGGCACAATTCTCCACGAATGAAGTTTTGTTTACTCCGGTTTGTGAGACACGCTCTTCAGCGAAGTCCACCGCTACTGGGTCATCATCGTATTTGTCAATCCAGACTCGAGCCCGAATGACCACCTGAGCGGCATCCATGTGCACGATGTCTAGGTCGAAGCGGCCCTTGGGCCAGAGCTTCCAGAAGAGATCGATGCGGTCTTGAACTGTCTGATAATCATTCAGATTGAAATGTGGCATTGTTACCCCTTTACTTCTAGCCATGGCCGGCCACCGGCCCTTGAACGCTTTACGGCCACTAAGACTGGCTCTCCGCCTTCGCTACACATACCGTACTTGGCATCGCCCATTTGAGCAAGTGTGGCACTTTTGAGTTGTCTAAGTTCTTCTTCGGCCGCCTTGTGTCGATTGAATGCATTACTTAGGTGTACCCCAAGGTCACCAAGCTCGGTCGATTCTTCGGTCACCGAGGTCGAGGCCATGTCTCTAACGGCTTCATAAGTTGCCTCAGCCCCATCCCAGTCGGGCTCTTTATCTTCTTGCACCATGTTCCAAAATGCGAGTGCGGCTTCTCTCTGAGCGATGCCCATCTCTTCTTCGAACGGCACATCGTACTCTCGGTAATCACCACCGGTGAGTGCGACTATCTTTATTCCATCGGCCGAGAACACATCGGCATAGTGCAACACTTGAGCCACATAGTGCGGTGGAATCTCATCCCAGTAGTTTCGAGAAGTCTTGACCTCCACGATGTAGAGCTTGTCACCATCGAATGCCAGAGCATCCGGGTTGGCAATCATCCAAGGGTCATCTTCTTTTTGGAAAGTGCCGGCAGTGTAAACCTCAAGGTGAGGGTTAGACTCTGCGAACATCTCGAGAAGTGGTCGCTCGAGTAACTGGCCCAATCTCATTCTCTGATTCTGAGGTACGGTGCCATCTATTCGCCCGGTCTTTTGGCACCAGAGTGAGTATGCCGAAGCGAATGGGTTTACTCCAAGGATGGTGCCGACATCGGTGCCAGAGATTCCCTTGGCTCGGATGTCATGCCACTCTTGATCCTCGGGTGTGAAGTTGCCAATTAGCTTGGCCGTGCGTAGTGACTTCTCTTGGAAGTCTCGTATCAATTTGCTTACTTGTGTCATAGTCGTTACTGTAATGCCCATGTCGGACAATTTGCCAATCTTCGGTAAGAACCTAAAGCTTCTACTTGAACTTCATAGAGCCGCTAAAGAGCTCGATCCGGAGTGCACCCACTTCCCGGAAATCTTCTGGCCGGAAGATTGGGGATTCAAATCTCAAGGCGGCATCCCGGAGCACTATTTCGATGCGGTGAGGGTGGCCAAGCAATACTGCGGCCGGTGCCCGATAAGAGAGCAGTGTCTCGAGTATGCGTTAGAAGCCGGAGAGAACTTTGGGGTGTGGGGTGGGATGACCGCTCAAGAGCGAAAGCAAATAAGAAGAGCCTCCCGAAAATCGAGAGGCCCTTCCAACCAAGAAGAAGAGAATGCCTAACCCTTCTTTGTGATGATGCTGGTAAGCACTGACAACAAACCAGCACCAAGCGACACGGAAGCAAGAGAGTACCAATCAATCTCAAAGAGACCGATAGTGCCAGTGCCTAAGTATGCGAGTGCGGCTTGAGCAATTGTCTTGACTGCTCTCTCGGCCACATAAGTTTTCCAAAATTCTAGTTCGAACATTACGGCTCCATTTCGTTATCGTGTTTCATCCTAGCCCTATCCTCCCAAGTTGCGGTAGCGGTATAGGCAGTTACGATAATTGTGAGCAGAGCGATTCCTCCAGTTACCAAGTTATTTGATACCGATGTGTCCCACCAGAAGGTGATGGCTCCGAAGATGATCATGGCCACGCTCAATCGGTAAGCACCGAAGATTAGTCGGCGGCGGAATCTCCAATTGACTTGGCCTCGAGTTTGCTCATTGCCCAAGAAGAAGGCCGCATCGATGGCTGACTTTAGAAACCGCTTCATAATGGTCGATTGCAACACTTACAGATGGCCCCAGTCTTAGGGATGGTTCCCTTAGGCCGTGTGTTGCCCCTAGAAGGCTTTAGGGTCGGTTTAGGTAGTTTGGCCTTGACTGCTCGAGTTCGTGCTTTAGCGGCCGCTTTACGCTCTTGTTTTTTGATTTTGGCATCGATAAATTTCTCGAGATCGAACACCTTTGCGTATCGAGGGTCGGATTGCTTCGAGACCGAAATGTGGAGATGGGCACCTCGTGAGCAAGTCCCACTATCCCCCACTCTTCCAACCCAGTCACCAATCTTTACTCGGTCTCCCACCTTCAGTTGCTTCATGCAGGTCGAGCCATCATCATGGTCGGAGCCATCGCAATCGATCGAGTCATGTTTATTGCAGTAGAGATGTGAGTGCCCGATGTAGAGACCGTGCTCATCGCTTTTGATTTCGCAAATCCAACCGAGGCAATCCGAATAGAAGATACGAGTGACCTTGCCATCGGTGACTGCCGGGATGAGCTCTTTGGCCCCGGGTGCGTAGTCGGTTCCCCGGTGTGGAGATGTGCGTGGCGGCTTCATCTCACCGAAGCGAGATGTGATGGTTGATTTAGGAAATGGGTGTTGCCACATTGCTATGCAATTCCGGCAAAGAGAAGGGCAACTATTGCACCCACTCCAGCGGTGAGTGCGGCATAAGCAATCTTCTCAATCCATGCGTATCGAGCTTGTGTGATTTCAAGTTCGGTGACTCTTTCCGGAAGGCCCTCAAGCCCACTCATCTTTGTGGCTAGTTCGATGAGTAGCTTCTGATTCTCCAGTTGCTTGTCATAAAGCATCTGGAGGGTTACACGAGCGTGTGGCTGATCCTTCTCTTCCGGCAATTTAGACCTCTACCCAAGTACCGGATTCTTCATTCCATTCGTAACGCTTACCATCTGCCGGATAAGCAACTGGGGGTTCCCATCGACAAGTCTCTTCATTCAAAATCCAGCTCTGAAATGGTTGTGGCTCTATGAAGGCATCTCTTTCGGAATCATAGATGAATCCTATGCCGGCGAAATTCTTGCGAATAGTTGCGTTGTAACTTGTCTGAACCCAAGTACCGCCAAGATTAGCTACCAACCAGTCAAAACCCTCGTTTTTCATTTCGTTATCGGTAACCACAACACGAAGAACAATGTTATTTTCATCAATTTCTGCCCAATGTGCCATGATTCTCCTAAGCCGCCGCACTCATAAGATAACGAACAATTACGATACCCGAACCGCCATTACCATTATTAGTTCCAGCCTGAGTACCACCACCACCACCACCAGTATTAGCAAGTGCGTTTCTAGTAGTTGAATTTCCATTGCCATCTCCACCACCGCCATTTCCACCGGTTCCGCCCGATGGGGTTCCCCAACCGCCACCGCCACCAGCGTAATAGCCCGAATCGCCTGAACTTGTAGCTGTGGCCCACGAGGAATAGGCATTGCTTCCATTTCCACCGTTACCACCGCCACCACCAGCGCCTGATCTCCAGTCACCACCAAACCCAGTTTTACCGCCACCACCACCGTAGCCTTCGATTGAGCCACCATCCCAACCCGAATCTCCACCGGCGAAGCCTTGTCCAGAAGTCCCATTACCGGGGGTTGTATAAGAGGCGCTTGCACCGCCACCAGAACCTCCGGATTGTGCGGCAACGGCTGAAGTACCTTGAGAACCACCACCGCCAATTACAACCGAATAATTACCCTCGGCTAAGAGTTGTGCTGTTGCGGCCAACATTCCTCCGGCACCACCTCCGGCACCACCAGCTCCACCAATAGAACCACGACCACCGCCAACGGCATCAGTTAGACCGGTGAAAGTCGTATCGTTTCCAGATGAACCTCCAGAACCACCGCCACCGGCAATCATAAGAACATCCATCTCAACGGCTCCACCTGAAATACCTAGAGTTCCTGAACCAGTAAATTTGCGATAGTAATAAGTTCCATCATCATAAAGAGTTCCACCTGTTACGACCGGTAGGCCGGCGGCACCAGCAGAACTTAGAATCCCCAGAACAATTGAATTACCCATTACACTGCCTCTGCATTTCCAATAATTCGATAAGCATCTGTTCCAGCACATAGAATTGTAACGGCATCGTATTGCTGACCTACCGTATAAGCGGTTCCGGCAGTACCTCTTCCGTAAAGAGTTGTGGTTCCCGAACTTTGAATTGTCATCGTCCCGGCTCCATCGTGCAAGATGTCCACTCTGCCACCGGTGGAGAAGTCCGTGGAGTCTCCCACCGTTACCGTAATTGCAGAGCCTGAAGTAAATTGAATTAGTTTTCCTTCATCAGCGGTGCCGATGGTACGAGCTGTTCCAGCATCAGTCACCAAGGTAGTGGTGATTTGTGTTGCATCTATTGTCACGGCTGAACCCACGGCGGCGATGTCCACATCTAGAGTCACATCCCCTGCGGTGCCTCCACCGGTCAAAGCGGTACCGGCTGTTACTGCGGTAATGTCTCCCGGGTTAGAAATACCTGCCCAAGCGGTGCCATCGTAGAATTCGATTGCATCCGTATCTTTCAGGTAGGCAACCATGCCTTCAGCAACCAGAGTGCCAAGAGCAGTGGTGCGAGCGGTCGAGTCATCGAACACCATGATGCTCTGATCGACTGAGTAACCCTGAAGATTTGCGGCTGTAAGTACTTCACCTGCGGTGAAAGTCTTGTATCCCAAACCTGCCATTATTTTCCTTACTAGAACCCTAGAGCGTTTCCTGAGTCCATTCTACCGAATACCGTGTCATCCAATACTAATGAGGTGAAGTCGAGTGTCGAGAAGCCGAATCGCACTCGGTGCTTGGTTGGCTGAATCGAATGATTGATTGCAATAATTTCCGCATACTTCTCAATCGGGTCACCCACATCTCCGGGAGTGAACTTGACCTTCACAACATCACCCATTTCGAGCCCCAAGATAGTTGCCTTGTCTCCGCCCCCGAGGGTGTCGAGTATCACATCGACCTGCTGGAAGCGGAACTCGGGCTCTGAGTATTTATTGGCATAGAAGTCTGCGACCGATTGAGCGGCATCGGTGGTGCTCATGAGTAGATTGTCTTGAGTCAGATTGATAATGCCGTAGTTGGTTTGCGAATCACCTCGGCTTGCGGTGGCAGTCTCTCCGGTAATCTTTGAGCCAATGACAATTTCGTTATAGAGAAGCTCGGAGCCATACTGCACGGAAACGATTTGGAATGGGATTCCGGTGCCATCATCGGCGAGTGTTACTAGGTTGGTGCTAACTGGAGCCACTGTTCGATCTCGGTAAACCAAGTCACCAGCCTTACCGATGAATAATCTTCCGGGCTCCGATTGCTCGACTAGCTGAAGATAAGTAAGTGCGTTTGCATCTGCCTCGATAGTGTCTGCCCCAAGAGTCTGGGCTCCGGTATCCACATCTCTCTTGTCATTCGGCCAAGCTACCGATGGATCATCGAGGATGGCGTTTATTCTGGTACCCGAGGTCTGCTCTGTTTGTAGCCCACCTTCTAGGGTCTGGTTGCTCAGCTTTGTGAAACCATCTGAGGCAACCGCTTGAGCTGTCTGCTTTCCCTGCGGCTCATAGTCGAGATTCCAGTCATCCACAATGCCAAAGAAGGCGTACTCGCCATCGATGCTTACCCGGATTTCACGCCTTGGAATGATGTTGCCGAAGTATGGCGATGCCTCATAAGTCGGGTCAAAGTATCGATTGGTGTTATCGAACTTCACACTGCATGAGCCAGCTTGGAACTTATCGAGCAGTCGAGACTTACCTCGGGAGATTGTGATGGTCTCTACATACTGAGTCACATCGACAAAAATAGTGCCGGCAAGAGTCCATTCAGTATTATTTAGAACTCCTTGTATCGGATCGTCCAGTTTGAAAAATGGCCCAATCGGAGAATCCGTTAGGTCAAATCCAATTTCTACAAGAACTGCCACTATACCCTCGCAAAGACTTTGCCCGAGAGCTTCTCGTATCTGATTATCTCTTCGACAATCTGCTCACCGATTCTCTGGCCATCTGCTCCCATGCCGGCATTCACCGTGATGTTTATTGTGTTTCCTCCAATTCCACCTGCTCGATCGAGTGGGATAACGGCTTCGGGCTTTCCGGCCTCGGCAAGATTAGCAAGCACTCCTCCCGGCTGTGGCATGACAATTCCACCCTCGGCAAGCTGTGGAAGTCTTGGCAAATTCAGGCCCTCAAATTGGTATGGCGGAATCCCAAAGAATGGAATGCCCGGGATTGTAAAGCGAATTGAATTGATTCCATCGATGAGTCTATTCAAGAATCCGAAGATTACATTTAGGGGAGCTTTCACAATGTCAATTAGCGATGTAAATGTGTCTCTAATCCCATCGGCCATGTTCGTGAAGATGGTTCCGACCAGCTCTGCCATTGCCTTGAAAGCATCACCGATGAATCCTGAGATCGGCTGAACTATCTTCTCCCAGATAAATTTGATTATCTCAATCCACGCTTCGAATGCCGGTTTGATTATGTTGTTCCAGTAGAGCTCGAAGCCCTTGGCCAGAATCTTGAATGCGGCACTCATGAGGTGGAAAAGTGGCTCCGCAATGTTCTTCACCATCTGTACGATAATGTCGATTATCGCTTTGAAAATTGGCCAGAGCACTTCAGTCCAGTAACTAGAGATTCCCTCGACTACCGCACCCCAAACTGCCAGCATTCCATCGATGATGGGCTTCCAGTAGTCGTTATAGAACTGAGTAATTCCAGCAATTAGGTCATCGATAGTGCTCTTGAGGTAGGTCTCGTAGAACTCTCGCACGGCGGTGGTGACCGCCTCCCAAGTATCTTGGAAGAAGGTGGTTTGAGTTGCTAGGTAAACAATTCCGGCGGCGAGTGCGGCTACTGCCACTGCCACAAGATACATCGGGTTAGCGGCCATGATTGCATTCAATACGGTCTGCACTGCAATCTGAATCTTCTCTGCCGCATACAGAGCTTTGATTGCCAATGTGGTGCCATTTATAGCCAGAGTGAACGCACCAAATACTCCAACGAATGTGGCGATTACCGGGAGATACTTCTCGAAGAGGTCGAATGCTTGGCGTACCGCTGGGTTGAAATTGTTTTGGAAGAAGTCCACCAAAACTTGAACTCCGGTCACGATGCCTTGGACTGCCATGGTTATCTTCGGAGCGAGCTCTGCCATGAAGTTGCCAAGCCTTGGGATGAAGTCATCGAGTATTGGAGTGAGGACATCAATCAGATCGAGAAGTGCTGGAGCAAGTGCGGCTCCAATCTCTATTCCTACATCTTTGACTCGAGACTTCAGAAGGTCGAATTGAGCACTAAGAGACTCGAGTTGCTTGTCTGCCACCTCTTGGGTGGTGCCTCCAGCATTACGGAGCTCACTCTCATAATTGCGAAGAGCATCACCATTCTCAAGAAGAAGAAGCAATCCGGCTCGAGCCTGCTTTGTGAATCCTAAATTCGCCAAAGTTGCAAGCTTTTGCTGAGTAGTCATCGGGCCAAGAACTTCAGTGAAGTTATCCGCAATGTCTGCGAAGTTTCTCATGTTTCCGCTTGCATCGAATACGGAAAGACCAAGAGCTTCGAACTGGTCTGGTACCGCCTTGGCCCTATCAGACAAACCGAAGATGGTGTTGGTTAGCTGAGTACCTGCGAGCTCACCCTTGACACCGGCATCGGCGAATACTGCTAGAGCGGCCGCACCCTCTTCTACATCCTTGCCAACTGTCTTGAGGGCAGTACCGGCTTTGGTAGTTAGGGATGTACTGAACTGCTCGATAGTAGCGTTGGCCAACTGAGATGCTCGTGCCAGTGTGTCCGATACACGAACCATGTTTTCCATGTTTGCAACGGCATCATCTCTGATCGAGAGACCGAGAGCAGATTGTGCATCAGTGAGCAAGTCGGTGGCAAGAGCCATGTCGAACATACCGGCTTGTGCAAACTGGGCCACGGTTGGCATGGCCTTGATAGATGCGGTTGCATCCAAACCGGCGGATGCTAAGAAGTAGAAGCTCTCTGCGGCCTGCTCTGCGGAGAAGGTGGTGCTCTTAGCAACTTCCCTAGCGGTAGCCGCCATGTCCTCTCTCATCGCATCTGAGAGGTCTCCCATGATGGCTGTGGACTGGGTAAGAGCGGCATCGAACTTCGCAAACTCTCTAACCGAAACTGCGGCAACCGTGCCCACTGCGGCGGCGGCGGCGGCGGCAGTAGCGGCGGCGGCTTTACCGAACTTCTTTAGCCCGGACTCTGCTTGCTTTAGGCCCTTATCATCGAGCTTGAATACGATTGGATAATTGATTGCCATTAGCCACGCCTCGCAATCTTCTTGCTAAATTCTTTGGCGGCATCATCTAGGATTCTGCCGGCTATCTTTTGGAGGCTCTTCTTTTCGGCCAAGAAGTATCCATAGCCGAATCGACCAGCCTTGAATCTCCACGGAGCTCTGCCCCTAGTTTGCATCTCCCTAACCATCGCACGGCCCTGACCATTCTGGCGAGTGCGGATTGACTTTGACTGCCCTCGGCGAGTGAACTCTCTGGAGATGGGCCGACCGAATTGAAAGTCTCTCGATCCTGCAACTTCAGCAATGTCGAATCCAACACCTTGACCTTTACCGGTGAGCACGATTGAGACCACTGGAACTTGCTTAGAGTCTCTGCGAATACGAGCCGGAGCAAAGCTAACCCGAGCTCGAGCTCCAGTCCATCTGGTGCGGCCAGAGTGATTGAACCCAGAGAGCGGAGCTTGAGTTGGAACCTTGGCGGCGATTGCTTTGGCGGTTGGCATGATGGCGGTTCGCATCTCTTTGCGAAGAGCCTTGACTGCATCTTTGTCAATCTTGCCCATGTCACGAATGGCCTCTTTGAGCCCTCGGACTTCTACTTTGTCATCGATGATTAGCAACGCACACTCCCTACCGTAATAGTTTACCGCCATAAGGGAAAACCCTCCCCGAAGGGAGGGCTTTACCGTTTACGCCGTGATTGAGCTTTATTCTGCTCTTGGCTTCGGTGTATCAAATACCGGCCGAGTGTCCAAAGCATTCTAGGCTCAAGCTCCATGAGCTCTCGAGGGGAGATGCCGGTCTCACAAGCAATCGATGCGATGTACCAGTGTTGGCTCTCATCCCCGAGGCCCCTTATTTTTTTGAGTCTATTGCCGAGACTTCTTCTACTGTTTCAGTCCACTTCTCGAACTCAAGCTTGGTAGCTCCAGTCCTCTTCTCTACGCTGTACGCAAAGAAGTAGAAGTAAGTGAGCCGGGGGTCTTTGTCAATCCCGGCCGCACTTCGGTCGAACTTCGCCTCGAATGCGATGAAATCAGCGGCAACCGCTGTTACATCCTTCTCGGTTCCATCTTGATACTTTATGTGCAGATTGATCATGTTTCTCCTATTTAGGCAGTGGCCCTTGTGACCTCACCGGTGACTGGCCATGTGGTCGAAAGCGTAGCCAAATCTCCCACTGAGCTGTCGAGAGGGCTGTACTGTACGACTAGGGCTGTACCCGAGTATGAGGGGTTTGTGGCCGAAACGGTTCCACCCTGAGGCAGAATCGTGAAGCTAACCTCTGAGCCGAGCAGTGGCCAAAGAGTCTCATCTACGGCACTAGCTCCGAAGTCTTGGTGCCACTCTAGTGTGAGGGAAGCATCCTTTAGCCCTGCAATCCTTGTGCGGAATGAGTTGCCGAATGCGGTGGTCTCCTGCTCATCTGCGGAGACCTCAAGGGTTACTGCCGCAATCGAAGAGCTGAAGTCGGTGGTACCCAATGTAATTGAGTAGTCGGTGGTAACGAACTTTGCCATCCGTTTGTCTCCTTTAGTTTGCGTAAACGGTCACGGTGTAATCCATGCCTATGTATGTTGTTCCATTCAATTCTACCGCCCCGATGCTGTTCATCGACACTACTCGGACATCATAAGCCGAGCCGGATAGTGTCTTATCGGACTCCACGGCAGTCTTGATTGATTTGTCTCCGGTGTTGCTTGCATAGAGATTCAGCCTCTCTTGTGCCGCTCTTTCCGAAGCTCTGCCGACCACCACGCTAATAGTGAAGTTGTACTGAGTAAGTCCACGCTGAAATGCTTGGTCATAGTCAATTGTGTTTAGCACCACAATAGCGGCCGGGAAACTTGGATTATCTGGAATCTCAGAATAGGCTCGGAGCCCCGAGATGGTCTCGAGGTTTGTCTCTATCCCATTCCGGATGTCTGAGATGGTCACTAAGCCATCCTTATCTTCTTGAATGGCATAATCATTGCCTCGACATCTGGATCGAGCCTTGACACTCGAATCACTCCGATGTCACCGAATCCGGCCACACCAAGAGGTGAGTCGTTTCGGCGGAAGATTCTGGAGGCCAGAATAACTGTGGCTTGCTTGATAGCGGTAGGGATTGCACTCCAACCGAAGGTGCCCTGCACTTCCACCGTGGCTTCTCCGCCATCGATGGTGAAGAGGTAGTCACCAACTGCACGAATCTGAGTAGTAGGGGAGGGGATGCCTCCGACAATTCCATTTAGCGGCTCAAGCTGTCGGTCTGCCGTGCCCCAAGTCAAATCAAAAACACCATCGGCGGCCGATGAAGTCTTTAGGGATGTGAAGGAAACTAGGTCATCGATTTCGACCACATAAGAATCCCGGGGTACATAGTACCGAGTTGCATCTGCCTCTTGATAGAAAATACGCTCACAAGCTTGGTCAATCTCT